GTCTTGATGCCTTTATGAATGCTTTGGATCTTGGAGATCCAGATCCATCAAATCATAAGACTGGATTCGAAAGTGCTGATGATATTATTGATTTCTTTAGTCGTGATAATGAAAGTGATTGGAGAAATCGTGATTAATATGAAGAGGGGTCTTGACTGCCCCTCTTTTTTTGTGTATAATTAGCTTTGTCAGCGTTCATATTGAATGGATAAAGAAAAGATTAGATTGATTGTAAGAAACCTTGAGTCTCTGGTAAATTGTCTTAAAGAAGAATTAGACTCTGATCAGGATTCTTACAAACCAAACTATGAGGAAATAGCACCATACATTAAGGATTACGACGAAGTATTTTATGACGAGGAAGATGAGTACAATGTTTGACGAATTCGAATATATGAAACCAGAAGTCAAATTTATATCTGTCACACCAGATGCTGAAAAGCATATGGCATACTGTGCTAGAGTTTCAAACCCTTCTAACCAAGAAAACGAAAAGTTCTCTGGACTGCTTAAGTATTGTATTCAACATCAACACTGGAGCATCTTTGAGCAAGCAAGTCTTACTGTAGAAATCAATACAACAAGAGGTATTGCGGCTCAAATACTTCGGCATAGGTCTTTCACATTTCAAGAGTTTTCTCAACGGTATGCTGATACAAATCTTTTAAACAAAACTATTCCTCTTCCAGAACTTCGTCGTCAGGATACAAAGAACCGACAAAACTCTATTGATGATATTCCAGACTATTTGAAACTGACCCTGCTAGAAGACATTAGAATGCATTTTGAGCAGTCTCTACGCCTCTACAACCGCCTTCTAGATAAAGGAGTGGCAAAGGAGTGTGCTAGGTTCGTATTGCCCCTTGCGACGCCCACACGCCTTTATATGACTGGTTCTGTAAGGTCTTGGATAACATACATCACACTTCGTGAAAAAAATGGAACTCAAAAAGAACATATGGATATTGCTAAACTTTGTAAAGAAATATTCTGTGAACAGTTTCCAACGACTGCAGAAGCATTGGGTGGTGTTGAAATTGAATGGAAAACTTGATAATTTCAAATTATTCTGCGGAGATAAAATGAAAAGTTGGTGCCTCAAAGATCATTTAACTGGTCATATATTCAAAATTTTTTTAAGTGAAGAAAAATTTCAAAAGTTTCTTAAAGAAAATCCAGATATAGGTGAATGTATTGATTGTGTAGAGTGTGATGATGCTCCTTCTATAATAATTGAATAAATATCCTTATATAAAATGGAGGAATGAGTTTGGCAACATATCCAGTGATCAATAAACAAACTGGTGAACAAAAAGAAGTCACAATGAGTGTTTTTGAATGGGACCAGTGGAAGAAAGATAATCCAGAGTGGGATAGAGATTGGTCAGATCCATCAACATGTCCTGCTTCTGGAGAAGTTGGTGAAGTTTATGACAGACTTAAAAAATCTCACCCAGGATGGAATTCTGTTTTAGAACGTGCTAGTAAGGTACCGGGATCAAAAGTAAAACCAGTTTAAATTTTTTTATATGGCAAGAAGAAAAAGAGTAGAAGACCAACCAATTGGTGTTGGAATGACTGCTAAACAAATAAAGCGCAAAAAACCAATCAATCTTGATTTGATGAGAGATATTGAACCTCTTACAGATAATCAAAAATTGTTATATGAAGCATACGAAAAAAATCAAAACATTGTTGCTTATGGATGTGCTGGAACAGGTAAAACATTTATCACTTTCTATAATGCTCTTCAAGATGTATTAGATGAGAGAAGTCCTTATGAAAAAATTTATATTGTAAGGTCTCTTGTTGCAACTCGTGAGATTGGTTTTCTTCCTGGAGATCATGAAGATAAATCCTCACTTTATCAGATTCCTTATAAGAATATGGTAAAGTATATGTTCCAAATGCCAGACGACGCATCTTTTGAAATGCTCTATGGAAACCTCAAAACTCAAGGAACTATTAGTTTTTGGTCTACTTCTTTTATTCGCGGAACTACTTTGGATCGTGCAATCATCATTGTAGATGAGTTTCAAAACTTGAACTATCACGAACTTGATAGTATAATTACTCGTGTAGGTGAGAACAGCAAAATTATGTTCTGTGGTGATGCTACTCAAACTGATTTGATTAAAACAAATGAGAGGAATGGTATAATTGATTTTATGAAGGTTCTTCGTATTATGCCTTCAATTGATATTATTGAATTTGGAGTTGATGATATTGTTCGCTCTGGATTTGTTAAAGAATATATTATTGCAAAAATGAAACTAGGATCTTAAAATAATGACCATCCATTGTATCGGTGATAGTCATGTGTGTGTTTTTAATGGTAAAGATGAAATTTGTGATTTGTATCATTCAAACATGTATCCAAATGACGAAATAAATTTATTACCTTATTTTAAAACTTATCGACTTGGATCTCTTACTGCATTTAATTTGAGAAAAAAATATGAATTTTTAACTTCTGTTTTAGATTCTATTGATCTGTTGGAAGATGACAAAATAATGTTTTGTTTTGGGTCAGTTGATGTGGAATGTCATTTAATGAGACAAACGGAAATACAAAATAGATCTATTGAAGATATTGTCTCGGAATGTGTAAATTTTTATATGGAAGTTTTATTATCAATAAAACAAAAATATAAAAATCAATTATTAGTTTGGAATGTAGTTCCTTCTTGGCCAGAAGACAAACTGTATGATGGATGTAAAGTTAATTTAAACTTGAGTAATTTAATAAGAAATAATGTTGGTAGATTATTTAATCAATATTTAAATGATCTTTGTGTAAAAAATGGAATTGTATTTGTGAGTATTTTTGATAAATTATTAAATGAAGATGGCACAACAAACTCCGATTATATACTTGATCACATACACTTGAATCAAAAGGCTATGCCTTTTATAATTGACGAACTTAGAAAAAAATCTTTAATAGAATGACTTTTACTCATCATAATTTTTTAGGTGAACTTGAACTTGAAAAAAAAGAAACAAATGGCATCCGCTTATACAATCTTCCTGATGGTCAGTGGGTGCCCTCAATTACTTCAGTTACTTCATTCTACAATCGTCAGATCTTTATTGATTGGCGAAAGCGTGTAGGACTTGAAGAAGCAAATCGTATCACAAAGAAAGCAACAGCAAGAGGAACTGATTTTCACCAAGTTTGTCAGGATTATCTTGAAAACAAAGAACTTGTCTGGGATGATTATCAACCCCTGACAAAGCATATGTTTTATCACGCAAAGCCTTATTTGGATAAGATAAATAATATACACGCGATTGAAAGAACTCTCTACTCACAATACCTTGGACTTGCAGGACGAGTTGATTGCATTGCAGAGTATGAGGGAGAATTGGCAGTTATTGACTTTAAGACATCGGATAAAATTAAACCAGAAAAATGGATTGAAAATTATTTTGTCCAAGAAACATTTTATGCCGCTGCTTACTACGAACTCACAGGAAAAGTCGTTGAAAAACTTATTACTTTGATGGTAACTCCTGGTGGAGAAGTCAAGGTATTTGACAAAAGAAACAAAGGAGATTATATTAAACTCTTAGTTCGTTATATTAAAGAATTTGTACATCACAATACTAGGTCAGATGGAGAATGAATTAGAAAAGGCATTGGAAAATAAGTTCTTTTGTCCATCCCGATTTGCTCAAGAAATTGAATCTCTTGTTCGAGTAAATGTAGAAATGAATTATATTGATGCAGTAATTCATTTTTGTGAACAGAATAATATTGATTTGGAATCAGTTCCAAAATTAATTCCAAAACCTTTAAAGGAAAAGATTAAGTATGAAGCAATGGAACTGAACTTTCTTAAGAAGACTTCTAGAGCAAAATTGGTTTTTTAATTTATTTTTGGGAAGAAAATTTTCCCGGCAAAAATTCCTTATATTACTTTTTTGAATGATGCCTTACGATGCCTACCGCGAATACCTTGCACTGAAAAATCATTTTACGAAAGATAATTACGATTATTTTAAGTATAACAAAAAAGTAAGAGCAACTGTCCAGTCTTTCTACAAACGGAAGGACAGAATGTGGTTCGAAAAAATCTCACGACAAAAATCAGATAAAGAAGTTGTAGATTTTTTTGTTTCTAATTTTGTGTCTTGTCCTGATCCAGAGACCCTTTGGATTGGTGAAATGATTAAAGAGGGAGAAGGTAGATATCAAAATTGGCGAAAGAAAATTCAATCTTTGTCATATTTTTTTAAAGATGAAAGTCAATCCCTATTTGGTGAAAATAAATTTCAAGAAATATTCAAATGTTCAAAAGGACATCCAATTCTTCTGAAGAAACATTTAAGTGGTCAGGTATCTCTTGAAACGATGGTTCTTTTGGATAAAGTATTTGCTTATTCAAAGAATTTTGATAAAAAACTCCAAGACCCAGTGTGGAAAACCGTCAGTCGTAGAGTTAAAAAATACGGACCATTTCTAAATATTAATGTACTTAGTTATCGTAAAATTTTGAAAGAAATTATTTTAGAGGATCAATGAGTTTCTTTAGTTCGGAAGTCGTCCGTGCAGAGATGACTGAAATTGCAGAACTCCAAGAACAAATTTACGGAAATATTTTTAAATTTCCTGCAATGAGTAAAAAAGAAAAACTTGATCACGTTGAAGTTTTAGAGAGACTTCTAGATAAACAAAAAATTCTTTATACAAGAATGAGTTTGACTGATGATCCAGAAGCAAAAGAAATGAAAGAACGTATCATTAACTCTGCTATTATGATGGGTATGCCTCCTGGCACTGATATGAATATTATTTTGAACAATATGTCCAAAATGCTTGAACTGATGAAGAAGCAGATTGACAAAACAGGTTGACAAAACAAGTTACGTCCTGTAGAATAACTAGGTACACAAAGGCCAAATCCTACTAATACGAGGTAATCCGAATGTCTTTTGAATCACTTAAAAAGCAATCCAAACTGGGTTCTCTGACTTCTAAATTGGTAAAAGAAGTTGAAAAAATGAGTACTGCAAGTGTTGGTGAAGATGATCGTCTCTGGAAACCAGAGCTTGATAAAACTGGAAACGGTTTTGCAGTGGTTCGTTTCCTTCCTGCCCCTGAAGGTGAAGAACTTCCTTGGGCAAAAATGTATTCTCATGCTTTCCAAGGTCCTGGTGGATGGTATATTGAAAACTCTCTGACTACGATTGGTCAGAAAGATCCTCTTGGCGAATACAACCGCGAACTGTGGAATACTGGAACCGAATCAAACAAAGAAATTGTTCGTAAGCAAAAGCGTAAACTTTCTTATTATAGCAATATTTACGTTGTAAAAGATCCTGCAAATCCTCAAAACGAAGGTAAAGTTTTTCTTTACAAGTATGGTAAGAAAATCTTTGATAAGATTATGGAAGCAATGCAACCTGAGTTTGAGGACGAAACTCCTATCAATCCATTTGATTTCTGGCAGGGTGCTAATTTCAAACTCAAGATTGTAAAGAAAGATGGGTATTGGAATTACGACAAGTCAGAATTTAGTTCTGTTGGACCACTATTGGATGATGACGATGCTCTGGAAGCCATCTGGAAGAAAGAGTATTCTCTGACTGCAATCACTGCTCCTGATCAGTTCAAGTCTTATGAAGAACTTGAGCGTCGTATGAATTCTGTTCTTGGTCTGAAGACTGCTTCTCCAACTCGCTCTCGTGCAGTTGTAGAACAAGAAGATGATCTTGAAGAGTATACTTCCACTCCCTCCGCTCAGGATCGTGTTGTGGAAGAACTGGAACAGTCTTATGCTCGCTCTAAGTCTCCTTCTCTTCCTAAGATTACTCAGGATGATGATGATGAAGATGATGCGCTCTCATACTTCCAAAAACTGGTCGATGATTGATTAAGTATAAAGTCTGATATTATCAGCACGCTTAAGGGTTTCAGTCTTATATTGACTGGAACCTTTTTTATATTTCATAATATCATCCATATCATCAAT